GAGAACAGTTGCTTTTCATCAACTGTTCTCTTCAGACCCAAGTTTAGGTGGAATGTACGGACCCGAACAGAAGCATCAGATGCTTGCTAAGATCCTCGATATGTCAGGGATCAAGAACGTAGCTGACTACTTGAAAGATCCGAAGATGATACCACCCCCACAACCAGATCCAAATCAACAGATGCAGATGCAAATGGCGCAGAAGCAACTGGAGATCTCGGATCGTCAAACTCAGGTTGCAGAACAGAAAGCAGCCTATGAAGCAGAGATTGGTCGTATGAAACTCGAACTTGATAAACTCAAGGCCGAGCAAGATTACGCCCTTAAGTCGGACAAGATGGATCTCCAAGAGAGCCAACAACAGCATAAAGAAATGGTGAACCTCGAAGAACTCGAGATCGCTAGAAATGCTGAAGATGTTCGCGCAATAGCAAGCCCTAACGGATAGGAAAACTATGACAACACAAGAAGAGCAAATGATTCAGCAGGGCGATGAGGCCGAGCAAATCTTAGGATCCTCGGCTTTCACCGCCAATGTAAATGAATTAGTCGACGAGACTTTCAAAGCATTCGTCAACACAGAACCTCACGAAACTGAAAAGCGTGAGAATACATATCGCCACTACCGAGCATTAGTCGACGTGGTGAACCATTTTAAACATAAAGTCGCGGTGCGAGATAGCATCAAAGAACAAGGCGACACTAGCCAAGAAGAGGACTAGCACCATGAGTGACGTGCAAAAGACCGACTCTGAACCTCGCGCACTGGATGTCAGTGATGCGGCTGACGCCATCCTAAATCGTTGGGAAGACGCTGAAAAGCCATCTGAAGACGAAGAAGTGGAAGGCACAACTGAAGACGTCGATGAGACAGACGTAGAAGAAGTTGAAATTGAGGAAGCTGAAGAACTCGAAGACGACGAAGAGTACGAAGCAGACCCTGATGAAGAAACCGAAGACGAAGAAGAAGACGATGAGGACGAAGAGGAAGACGATACCACTGAAGAAGTGAAAGTCGCCTCGGACGATACAGTTGTCGAACTCAAGGTAAACGGTGAAACTAAACAGGTATCTGTGAAGGACTTAAAGCGGCTTGCAGGTCAAGAAGCATCCCTCACTAGAAAGTCTCAAGACTTAGCCGACCAACGTAAAATCGCAGAGGAAGACTTTGCGAGGACTACAGCGTCATACAATAAACTCTTAGATCGCGCCAAAGAACGATTGAAGCCATATTCCGATATGGACATGATGATCGCTCAAACACAGATGGACAATGAAACATTTGCCCAACTGAGACAGGACGCGAAACAGGCCGAAGAGGACGTAAAGTTCCTCGAAGAAGAAAGCAACGCCTTGCTGAATGATATGCAAGCGAAGCGTCAGTCTGCAGTTCAAGCAGCCGCGAAAGATTGTATTCGTGTGCTCGAGGACACAATGCCAGACTGGGGCAACGAAATGTATAACGACATCAGGACGTATGCTGTCAAAAACGGCCTCCCTCAAAACGAAGTAGATCAGTACACAGATCCAAATGTGATCATGCTGATAAACAAGGCTCGTCTTTATGATGAATCTAAAGCGACGGCCCAATCAAAGAAGGCAAAAGCAAAAGTGATCAAAAAGACAAAGAAGACCAAAGTTTTGAGTTCTAAGAAATCCCCACCTACCAAAACTCAGATTAAGAAGGCCAATGCCGAAAAGGCACGGATCAAACTTCGAGAAAATCCAAAGTACGGCGGTGGCATGGACGACATTGCAGATGCCCTAATGGCACGTTGGGAAAGTTAGTCTTTCCACTTCAAACTTAACTTTAGTTTAATGACGTAAGTCATTGAAAGGAAACTATAATGACGACATATACAACATATGATCAGGTCGGGAAAAAAGAGAGTGTTGCAGACATTAAGTGATGGTGTCTTTTCAGAGTAATCTGTCAAAATAAACTGTGTGAACTCAGGGAACATCTCTAGTAGACAATCCTGAGCCAAGCCTCGAAAGAGGAAGGTGCAACGACCATCCAGAAATGGAGTAGGGCTAAGTAGTCCGAAGCGCACAGCCCCTAGAAATAGGGTGAAGATATGGTCTGATCTATATGGCGACATATAGCTGACGAAAGTCGGTCTAAGATTAACGACCTTAGACGAACATTTGTATTACTGACATAACTCCCTTCGATACGCCCATGATGACAATGCTAAAAGACGAGAAAGTATCCGCTAGGACCTTCTCTTGGCTTGAGGATTCTTTGGCATCAGCCGGAGTAAACGCTGCTGTGGAAGGAGCCTCGGCATCGATGGCAACTTTAACCGATGCTGTTGAACGCACAAACAATACTCAGATCCTGACTAAAGCATTTCAAGTGAGTGCAAGTTCGGACGCCGTTTCCACATATGGCCGCGCCAAGGAAACAGCCCATCAATTGGGGAAAGCCCTCAAAGAAATAAAGCGAGATGCAGAATTTATGCTCGTGGGTGCCGACCAAGCAGCCGTGGCAGGTTCATCTAGTGCGGCTCGTAAAGCACAGAGCGTTATCAACCAGATTTCAACTGTACAAGCAGGTGGATCTGCCGCTCTAAATGAGGCAGGGTTATTGGCTGCAGGTCAAACTGCATACAACAACGGCTCAGACGTAGACACTTTCATGATCAAACCTGCAGACGCTCAAATCGTAGCAGGGTTCTCAGCAAGTTCTGGTCGTAACCGTGAGATTGCTCAAGGCAAAACATTGGTAAATGCCATTGATTTGTACGTTTCTCCGTATGGTGAATACCGTGTGATTTTGAATAGACACTTAGAAGCAACACATGCCCTATTGATCGATCCGTCGATGTTTAAGACATGTACACTTCGTCCGTTCACACGAACACTCTTGGCGAAAGACGGCGACAGCGACAAGCATTTTGTCGTCGGCGAGATGTCCGTCAAGCACATGAACCACGGTGATAGCGTACAGATTAACGCTCTTACTTAATAATACCGAATAGAACTTAGGTTCTTAATTGGGCCGCACTGGATACATGGGTTTTGCTCTCCTTACTGTGTTCTTGTGCGGTCCTTTTTTATTTTTAAGGACAGCAAATGCTACTCAAATCTACAAAAGAGAATATTACAGACCTCACACAGTCAAACACGGATTTCTTATTCGAACTTGGTGAAGTCACAAGAAAACACACCCAGAACATCTCCCAAAAATTCTTAGATGATCTGAAAGATGCGCGTAACGATAGTACTTCCAGACCTATGGGCGAGTTCCATAGAGTTGCCTCGATCCCGACTGTCATAGTTGAGAAGTGGATGAGGGAAGGCTTTGACCTGTGGCAAGCAACAGGCAAGGAAATCGTCGCAAGATTACAAAAAGAGAACCTAGACATGTTCATGGCAACTAATCGGAAGGTTTAACCATGAGTTTATATGAGAACATCAACAAACGCCAAAAGTCTGGCAAGCCTATGAGAAAAAAGGGCGACGAGGGCGCACCGACTGACGCTGCATTTCGAGCAGCCGCTAAGACGGCAAAGAAGCCTTCTAAGAAAAAGAAACCTGCTAAAAAGAAGAGGACGTAACTATGCCCCGAGGTATTGGAACATATGGCTCAAAAGTTGGCAGACCGCCAAAGAAAAAGAAGGTCACAAAGAAAAAGAAGAAAGTGACTAAATCTAAGAGGTACTAAATGAATAAAGGACAAATCAGGGCGCACTTTTTGGCCCTCTTAAATCGTAGTGACTGCCCTAATACTCTTGCTGATACGTTCATCGATCAAGCAACGACCAGAATACAGAGAGTGCTGAGAACACCTGCACAGGAGGCTCAACAGACGTACACTATCTCAGGTCAGACTTCAGAGATCACAATACCTGTCAATCTACTAGAAATAATAAGTGTCTACATGGATGGGGTTGCTCTTACACGGATACCTCACCATGAGATGTTGCAAGCACAGAGAACTGGAGAGCAGGGCATACCAAGACAAATGTGCCGACAACAGAGTAAGATTCTTCTACACCCACAACCAACTACTGGGACGGTATTCCTAGACTACTATGCTGAGTTCCCAAGCCTTGCCACAGATTCGGACACCAATGCTCTTACAGGTATAGCATCTGACATCCTCACATACACTGCACTGTCCTATGCTGCAGACTATTTCATGGATGAACGCGCAGCTATCTTCGAGCAAAAGTCAGGACAGTTTCTAGCTGAACTACAAGAACAAAGTAACTCTGCAGAACAGTCAGGCGTAAGTCAGGTAATGCGACCAACAGTAGTCTATGGAGATTAATAACTATGGCCTCATCTTTCTATTCCCAAAGTGGGATCAGTAGTAATAACACGGTAGCGATACAATCAAGTGTAAATCAAGCCGCTGCCTCAGAAACTAATGCAGCAACTTCAGAAACTAATGCAGCAACTTCGGCTGCAGCGGCGGCTGCAAGTGCCACATCAGCAAATGCTGCAGGTACTTCAGCTACGACTGCAAATAATTCAGCATTGACCCATGCAAATACCGCAAGCACTCAAGCCGGAAATGCGTCTACTAGCGCAACTAACGCCGCTAATAGTCTTTCAGCTATTGGAGCGTCTGTGACTGATAGTGCCGCAAGTGCCACTGCAGCCCAAACCGCTAAGACTGCTTCAGAAACTGCGAAGACAGCAAGCGAACTGGCGGCAACAAATGCGGCAACTTCTGAGACAAATAGTGCCGCAAGTGCCACAACTGCGAGTACTGCAAG